TTCTTTTTGAATGTTATCAGCTATTACGGCTTTGCTATCGTTTCTGCTTATACCTAAAACTTTGTAAATCGTATCTTCCTCAATCCAAAGTGTTTCAGATATGTCGGATATACTTCTTTCAGCTTTAAATAATGCTGTTATTTCTTTCTTGTCTTTGTCGGTGGTGCGCACCTTTTTACCGCTGTTTAGTTTCTTTACTAGTTCGGCTTTTGCTTTGTCTAGTGCTTGGTGTGAATTGTCTATTTCTTTGACCGTTTCGCCTAATCTTTCGGCATCTACTTTCGCCTTCATTTCACGGAAAATATTAGGATTTGGTACGGTTTCTACTTTGATACGTGGCTCACGGTAACCAGTTGAGCGTAGTATTTGCTTTTGAATCTTCAAAGCCATTCCCATTTCCCTTATTTCTTGCTTGTCTTTAGATTCTTTCAAAATACTTTCACCAAAGGCGATAAGTTCTAAAGACTTTTCTAAGAATTGTTTATTTTTCATATTGTTGTTTTGTTATGCTAAGTAGGGATTAACGCCCATTAAGAAATATTTATAAACCATGTAACAAAGAACGTCCACCATGTCGTCATGAGTGCCATTCGGGAAACTTTCGCATTGTTGAATAAATTGGTTTGTCCATTTGCCATCTTCTATTAAAACGATACGCCCACCTCTTAAAATGTTTTCTATTCCTTCGACACGTGTTAGTTTTCCAAGTGCCACCGTGGCGTTATCAATCCCACCTGCGTTGTACCCTGCTTTGAATAGAAAATCTTTAAACGCTTCCCCACTTGATTTTAATTCGATATTTACAAGGCTTTGTCTAGTGATGCCGTAATGCTTGGAATGCTGCTTAAAATGTTCAATTGCTTCGCTTATTCGCTTTCTAAAGTCAAACATTCCACGAATGTACAAAATATTATTGACTTTATCAAAAAATTCATATCCTACTGCGGTCGGGTCGTTGCTTGTTTTTTCAGTCCATGCTCCATCTATCCAAGCGTTCCAAGTAACATAATTAGGGTTAAAAGGTAGTTCGCTTAGCTTCTTGATAGTGAACCATTCGCCCCGTAATAAATCCCCACCCTTTGCCGTTGGTCTTTGTTGGTATAGCCCCGCAAAGGTTCTAGGTTGCTTTTGTTCTATTTCCTTTAGACGTGCCAAACTATGCAGACTAGGAAACAACGCTTCCCCAATTTGCCTTGGGTCGTTTATGTCGTCCATGTCCTCACGAATAGCAGGGATTTTAATAACCTTCCATTTACCGCCGTCTTCAATTCTACCATCCCTTTTTAATAGCCTGCCTGCTTGGTCATCTTCGTGTCTTCGTGTGATTGTAAACGCTACCTTACTATCATTATGTAAACGTGCGTTTAATTCGTCCATGTACCAATTATCGGTTCGTTCCCTGTATGTTTCACTATTCGCCTCTTCGTAGTTCTTTATTAAATCGTCCATCAAAGCTATCTTTGCAGGATTACCAGCGATACCACCACCAACGCCAACGGCTTTTAAGAATCCACGCCCCCCGATAATTTCAAATTCTTCACTATTCTTAACGTAACTACCTTTGCTGTCTGTTACTACGTTCTTTTCGTTTAGTCTAGTATGTGGAAAAATTAGCTTATAAGTTGATTTTTCCATTACCCTTTGAATCTTACGGTTGTACTTTGCTGCCATTGTGCTATTGTACATAACCAATAAAATTTGATAGTCTATGCTTTGACCAAACGCCCAAGGGGATAAATACTCCGTCATCATGGTACTTTTTTGGTGCTGCGGTGGCATAAACAACATTAGAAAAGGATACTTATCCGTTGTTATCCAATCTTGCAACACATCGCAAACATATTTATGATGCCAGTTCCAAACAAAATTTTGTGGTGCGAGTAACTTCATAAAAGTAAAAAAGTCCCTCCTAGCTTTTAATTGTTCCTTTTGTTGTATCGCATTAGCATATTCAAACTTGCTTATTTCTGTTTTCATAGGCTTTTATTATCGCATCTAGTTCTTCTTCTGTTGCCGTTGCTTCTTTGGTTATCGTTTCTGTTTTGTCCACCCATCCATAATGTCTAGCTAAAAGTGATTTTGTCATCATGGGATTTGTGGCATTGTTTGTAGCATCTTCATAAGCGTTTTGTTCACAAACGATATCTATTGCTTTTAGCATTTGGGAAACGGTCGTATCTTCTGCAAACTTTTGAGCCATATCACTAAACCATTCATGATACCAAATTTTGAACTTTATAAGCAAAGTAGTTTTTAGATGGGGCTTTCTCATAACCTTATCTTGTATTACCTTTTCCCCCATTGGGTTTTCTTCGTATCTAGTCTTTTGTATAACTTCATAAGGCGTATTTAAAAAGTCCAACATTTCATCAAGGGTATTAATAACTAAATCCCTAGTCCAATATTCAGCGTTTGAATTATTGAGTAGGGATTTGCTTATTTTATCTTTCGTTTCCTGCGTATGTGTAGCAGGTTTATGTTCTCGCTTTGCCATTTAGTTGTTCTTTGCTTCGTTATCTAATGCGATTCTAAAAGCCTTGTTATGTTCGTTTAGTTCTTTCTGTACATCAGAATCATTGAACACCCCTTTTGTTATCGCTGCTGATAGTTGAATTTGAAAATCCGCTATTGCATCCATTTCCAAATCTTCATTTGAGTTGATAACGGGTATTGGTTTGGCTGCAATTGTCAATTCTAGGCACTTCATGTATTCCGCCAAGATAACGGCTAATTTAGACGCTTTTAAAGGGCTTAGGGTTATGTTTACGTTTTTGGTTTCGTTTGTCATTGTTTATATCTTTTTGCCGTTCAGCCTTAACTAAATCCGACATTTTCGCCTGTTGTTCTAAAATACGATGCTTTGGACATTCCAAATCAATAGTATGTAAGTCGTATTTTTGATATGAATAGGTTTTTATTATTGGCATTCTGTTTCTCTTACTTTTGCCGTTTTCCAATAATCCACCGTTTCTATACTCACATCACGCCCTTCGTTATCTTCTACTGGTTGCAGCCTTGTGAGTTGCTTTTGTAGGCTGTCCTTTAAATCTTCTGCATGAATGTATGAATCGGTTTGTATTGTTATTTCGATTTTGAATGTTTGTTTGCTCATGGTTTCGGTATTGGCTTTTTAAACAAACTTTTCTTATTTATAATAGATTCTCCTTGGTGAGCTTCCACTGCAACGATACCACCGCTTTCAAAAGTATTTATCCTTGAAAATGCAGCTTCTAAAAACTTATTAAGTATAAAGTTATTGTATTCTGCTTCCGTGTTTATTATAATTGGTTTGCTCATGGTTTCGGTATTTCGTAAACATCCTCAAAAGTCGGGCATTTTAACTCATTCAAATCGCTTTTTGCTAAAAGAATCGCCCAAGCCTGTTTTTGTGTAAAGGCTTCGGTTTGTAGGCTGTTTACTTTGTTAGCCCAAGTTTTCTTTTGGCGTGGCGTTATCATTTTAGGCTTTTTGTATTTCTATTTGCATATTCAACTCACTAATGTACTCCTGTAATATGGCTTTTTCTTCTTCTATTTCACAAATCACTAAAGCCACATAACCTACTTTATTGGCAACATTCAAAAAGTTATCCATTGCCAAAATCAATTCGTTTGTTTTGTCCTTTTCGTTTAGCATTTCAGCAATGCCACGCTTTACGCCTTCTTTCCAATCTGTCATAATACTAATTTAAAAACGGCACGTGGGAACTACTAACTAACCACGTGCCTAAATCATCAATCACTTAACTTTCGTGCAAAAGGTGGGACTTGAACCCACGCCCTACGGCTCTAACCAACTGAGCTACATTTGCATTTTGTTTTTTTATGCGCAATACACCTAAAAAGGGTATATAGTGCAAAAGTTTACTTTTAAAAATCGGTGCGGACTTGCCAACCGCACCGATAAATCACTCAACCTTAAAATCAACTAATCACTTTATTCAAACTAATCACCTTAAAAACCTTTACTAAGATACGAATATTTCATCAAAAATCAAAATTACCCCTCCTTATGTTTTCTTACGAAATTCGATAAGGCTTTTTTGATTAATGATGAAATGCTAACTTGTTCAATGTCTGCAATCGCTTGTAAAGCAGAAACTAAGCCCTTTGTCCTTTTATCTTCTACGACTGATATTCTTTTTGCGTTTGTATTATCTTTGTGCATTTTTGCATATTTTATAAACTAATCACTATCTTTGTGTACAAAGGTATGTATAAAGCATATTATTAGC